TGCTATTAGTGAAGTTCGCATATCTCACTCACACCATAAATCTTGGAGGAATGTAGATTGGTTACAACAGATGGGGCATTAAACACTCAGCCTGATAATGTCAATATGCTATCCCCTTTGGGGTTCAACTTCTCTATTAAGAAGATGCCTCATGTTAACTACTTTGTACAATCTGTAAATATTCCTTCTGTTCAATTAGGTGATGTTGAAGTACCAAACCCATTTATTGCTTTACCAATGATTGGTGATCATTTACGTTTTGGTGAACTTCAATTATCATTTAAAGTAGATGAAGATATGCAAAACTATGTTGAGCTGTTTAACTGGATTACGGAATTGGGATTTCCCGAGAGCTTCGAACAGTCAAAACACATTTACAACAAAGGACGTGAAGTACCAGGACAAGGTGCATTACCATCTACAGTAGGTGAAGGCCCATTTAGTGATGCAACTTTAACCATTCTTAACAGTGCTATGAATCCCAATCTTCAAGTTCAATTTGAAGATTGTTACCCTTTATCATTATCGGACGTGCAATTTACATCAACAGCTGGTAGTGTAGATTATTTGGAATGCGTCTGCTCTTTTAGATTTAAACTGTTTCGTATTCTCAGACTAGGATCCGGAGGAGTTACCGAAACACAAAATGCTCCAGTGAGGTAACAATGGATATTCGATTAATAATCACCGAGGATCAAACAGATGATCCGGAGTGTAGGAAAATACAAATTAATTAAATTATTGTTGACAGCATACGTTATATACAGTATAATCGCTGATGTAGCAGTTGCAGGTGGAATAGTATACTATTTCTTTTTTTATTGAGGTTTTAATGAATTATATACAACCAACTTTATACGATAATGTCTTTGATCCACAACATCTCGATATAATTGAGCAAAAATATTTAACATGGTTTCAATCAGGTTGGCAGTCAAATAGACAATTATCATATGATCATGGACATATGCAAAACTATATTGCTCGTCCATGTCTTGACTTACCTATTGACCTATCTATAATTCCCTATAATATAAGACAGCACGAATTATTAATATCTTTTTGGAATCAGATCAAAACGGTTCTTGATGGTGATAGAGCTTTATATCGTGCATACTCTAAGGCTTATCATTTTGGCATGGATGCTTATAAACACACTGATCAACAAGCTAGTAAATTTACTCTCGAATCAACCAATCAACCTATACGAGGCAATGGTTTCGAAACATGTATTTTATACATGAATAAACAATGGAATACAGATTACTTTGGTCAAACAGTACTGTATACAGATGATAATGAAATTGATATGTCTGTACTTCCAAAGTATAATCGGTTGTTTATATTTGACAGTGCACAACCACATTCAACTACACCACTGTCTAGGCATTGTCCGTTTGATAAACAAATTATTGTGTTTAATTCGATGCCAAAAGAATTATGCGATCCTGGTGTTGAGTATCTTTTAGAACACACTAAAGCGGTAAAACATTTTCAAGGACTATCTTTCTTTGATCACTTATGGAATGTTTACAATACTTTAATTGCATTGAAACAACATCATCACGTTTGTTTAGCTGGGTTATGGCATGCTGTATATGGTACGTCTGCTTTTGACAATCCAACGAAGAATAAATTTACACCTGATATTGTAAAACACTTTATCGGTGAACAAGCTGAATCTCTAGTATCAAAGTTCTGTTCATTACCAGCTCCTAGAGTAGATGCCATTTGTCAAATGAAGGATATTGAACTCGCATATATAGAGTATGCAAATCTATATGACCAAAATCCTGATGGAAGACAAAACGAAAAACTATCCAGATTAAATCTATTAATAGAAGATGTAAAATATGAGTAAATCACTTGAAGAGTTGTTTGATGTATGGAGTGAGGATAGTAAGATTGACAGAACTGAATTAGGTGAAGAGTCAATCAAAATTCCACAACTACATCATAAGTACTACAAGATGTTTAGTATGGAACGTCTTGGTATGGTTAAGCTGCAAGAAGATCTTCGTGTGTTAAAAAAAGATCTTTTTGAATACTATAATGGCAGTATGTCAATTGATGAGCTTCGTGATCATCAATGGGAACAAAATCCATTAAAGATTCTAAAGTCTGATATATCGACATACATTGATAGCCATGGTGAGGTAGTGTCACTAAATTTGAAAATTGCATATGCAAAGGAGAAAGTTGATTTCTTAGAAAGTGTGATCAGATCATTAAACAATCGAGGTTACCAACTCAAGAATGCTATTGATTGGGAAAAGTTTAAGGTCGGCATTTGATGGATGTTAATGTAAAATATCAGAACGATGTTCATTGTGCAGTAGAGTGTGATTCATCTACAGCACAAGAGCTAGCTGATTTTTTTACGTTTGATGTTCCCGGTGCAAGGTTTATGCCAGCTGTACGAAATAAAGTGTGGGATGGTAAGATAAGATTATTTAATTCAGTCACAAGAACGGTGTATGCTGGACTGACTGATTATATTGCAGAATTTTGTAGAGCAAGAGACTATGCATATCAAATTGATTCGAAACTTCAAGCTGAAGTGCCATTGGAAAGTAGTGATGTAGATGATCTAGCCGATGTTATAAAACTTCCACTTGAAATGAGAGATTACCAGAAGCAAGCTATTGTTCATGCAATGACACATAAGAGGTGTCTCCTTCTCTCACCAACTGCTTCTGGTAAGTCTCTCATAATTTATATGCTTTGTAGGTATTATCCTATGAAGAAACTTATCATTGTACCAACAACTGGACTGGTACATCAGATGGCATCTGACTTTAAGGACTATGGATATGATGAGTATGTTCATAAAATTACTGCAGGTGCAGATAAAAACATAGATGCTAATATTACAGTAACGACTTGGCAATCAATATATAAGATGCCACGTAAATGGTTTGAACAATTTAAGGTAGTAATTGGAGATGAAGCACATCTTTTTAAGGCTAAATCGCTTACATCAATTATGTCTAAACTTACGGCCTGTCCATATAGATTTGGTTTCACAGGCACACTTGATGGGTCTCAGACACATCGATTAGTACTTGAAGGTTTATTTGGTAAGGTACATCGGGTGACAACAACAGCAGAACTTATTAAGAAGGAAGTTCTAGCTAATTTAAAGATAAATATATGTATGCTTGGTCACAATAAAGACGATCGTCAAAGGATGGCGAGATCCAAGTATAGAGATGAAATTCAATATATTATAGGATGCGATTCAAGAAATGATTTTTTAGTTACCCTCTGTAATCATTTAGAAGGTAACACACTGATGTTATTTAATTTTGTTGACTCACATGGTAGAGTATTATATAATAAGTGTAAAGATTTAAACAAGAATGTTCATTTTGTACATGGAGGTGTTCCAGGTGATATGAGAGAACAGATTAGAGGTATTGTTGAAGAACAAGATAACTCTCTTATTGTTGCATCGTATGGCACCTTTAGCACTGGTGTTAACATTCGTCGTATTAACAACATCGTGTTCGCTGCACCATCAAAAAGTAAAATTCGAGTTTTGCAATCAATCGGAAGAGGCTTGCGGACTCATGAGGATAAAGATTCCATTAAATTATTCGATGTAGTTGATGATATGAGACATGGTAAATGGATTAATTTTACACTAAGACATTATGGGGATCGATTGAAAATCTATAATGACGAACAATTTGAATATAGGATACATTCTTACAACCTTTAAGGATATCAATAATTAAAGGATAATAACAATGATATCAATTTTAAAATTAATAAACGGAGAAGAGATTATAGCAAAAATAGCTGATCATGATTCAGTTAATTATTTATTGGAAGATCCGGTTCAGATTTATCGGAATGTTGCACCAAATGGTATGACGTGGATTCAATGTTCACATTGGTTGTTGTTCAATAAGTCTAGTTTAGTAGAAATTGAAAAAAATAAAGTATTGGCTGTTATTCCTGATCCTAATGATAATGTCATTAGGAATTATAATAATTTCGTTAGTGGTGGTTGGGAAGAGCATCAAAAACAAATGCGAGACGAACAACAAGAGTATTTGAAAAAAGTAGCTGAGGAACAAACAAAACAATTCTTCGGTAAAAATGATAAGGAAACAATACATTGAGAAGTAAACGCAAACCTATAAATTATGTTGATAACAAGCAACTATATGCAGTTATGGTTGAATATAAAAAGGCCGTAAACGATGCTGAAGCTGTTGGTGATGATCCTCCAATGATTCCGGAATATGTTGGAAGATGTTTATTGCAGATTGCAACAAGACTAGCAACCAAACAAAACTTTGCCAACTATCCAGCAAAGGACGATATGGTTAGTGATGGTATTGAAAATTGTGTTAGCTACATAAACAATTTCGATCCAGAAAAATCAAACAATCCTTTTGCATATTTTACACAAATAATTTACTACGCCTTTCTCAGAAGAATTAAAAAAGAGAAAAGACAACTGTACATTAAACATAAGCTACTCGAAAGATCAATGCTTACAAATACCTTAGCAGACGGTGATCATGATGGTGTTGCTAAGGGACGACTTGATAGTGATTATATGGTTGACTTTGTTGAAGCTTTTGAGGAAAATGAAAATAAGGCTCGTCAGAAAAGACAAGCTAAAAAAGGCGTAGAGAAGTTTTACTAGGAGAAATAAAATGACTAAGGACTTTATTGTTCCCCAAGTTGTTCGATCTTGGGTAGAGGAGATTCATAACCCCAATGTACCTGTTTGGTCTAGGGAAAACTATTGTTTACGCTTGGAGGAGTTATCAAAACTCATTCAGCAAGAAATTGTACGATTCAATAAAGAACGTGATGGTAAAGGACAAAAGAAATCTAAAAGATGAAAATAGCATTGGTAACAGACCTACACTTTGGTGCTAGAAATGATAATCAAAAAGTAGCAAAATTCCAAAGTGATTTTTACAATGATGTATTTTTTCCGTATATTGATAACAACGATATTACAACTGTTATCAATTTAGGGGACACGTTCGATCGTCGTAAGTTTATATCTTATACAAGTTTAAAATCAGCGAAACAAATGTTTTTTGATCCTCTGTTGATTAGAGGAACAACACTACACTGCATTGTTGGCAATCATGACATTACGTATAAGAATACTCTTGAGGTCAATAGTATAAATTTACTACTCGATGGTTACACAAATATTATTGAACATAGAAATCCAACAGAATTGATTTTTGACGACCTTCAAATTTTATTCGTACCTTGGATATGTAAAGATAATTATGATGAATCTTGGGAGAGAATACAAAATTCTAAATCTCAAATTGTTATGGGTCATTTGGAACTGAATGGATTCCAAATGTACAAAGGTATGCCAAACTATGAAGGTTGGGACGCAGATGAATTTAAAAAATATGATCACGTTATGAGTGGTCATTATCATCATAAAAGTTCTTCTGGTAATGTTTCATATCTAGGTACAGCTTATGAATTAACATGGTCCGATTACGAAGATCAAAAAGGTTTTCATGTGTATGATACAAGCACAAGAGAGCTAGAGTTTATACCAAATCCACATCGTTTATTCCATAAATGGTTTTATGATGATACAAATCTAACATACAATGATGTTGATAGTTTTGATTATGATCAACTTACTGATAAGTATGTTAAAGTAGTTATCAAAAATAAACAGAACCCGGTACTATTTGATCTTTACATTAACAGTATTGAACAAAGGGATCCTATTAATCTACAAGTTGTGGAAGACCATCTTCATCTTGACTTGGAGGACGATAGTGATATTATTGATGAAGCTGAAGACACATTGACAATCCTTGATAGTTATATTGAAGGGTTAGAAGTCAAAGCTGATAAGTACGAGCTAAAAAAACTTATGCACCAACTGTACAGCGAAGCGTTGAATATAGAATGATTGAATTTAAATTTATTAGATGGAAGAACTTTCTCTCATACGGTGAAGTTCTAACCGAAATACCTTTATCTGGTAACAAAGCAACGCTTATTATTGGAGATAATGGTGCAGGTAAGTCTACCATGATTGATGCCTTGTGTTATGGTCTTTATGGTAAAGCATTTCGAGATATTGCAACCCCTCAACTGATTAATACTGTAAACTCAAATCATATGGAAGTAGAGATCGAGTTTAAGATTGGCCG